ACCATCTACTTTAGTTCCAGTTAAATCAACTTGTTGACCGCCAATATCTGCTGGATTGTCAGCACCTAAAATATCCTCAGAGGTAGTTCCTTCAGGATAAATAACAGGTGATTTATCGTAAAGACTAATACCAGACACACTTGGTGTTAACATTCCTGCATCCCGCATACTTTCATATGCACTTTTTCTGTCTTGTATAGATTGTGCAATTACGGGATCGTTAGGATTTACTTGACCGGTGTTTGAGCTACTGCTAGTTGTAGAACCTGATCCCCCTGAAGTTGTATACATACTTCCAAAGTAATCTCTCTGTCTTGTTGGTCTTGTTGGTTTTTTGGTTGTTGTTGAAGAACTACTGCTAAACCCTGCGTGCGGATTAAAAACCATTATCTCATACCCATAATAAATGGTAACATTTCATCGTCCATAAACTGATAGAAATAATCTGGTAAAGATGCTGGAAAAAATTGTCTGTAATATGCTTCGTATGGATTATTTTCTTCTACAACCTGTAGTAATTCTTCACTGATGTTATCTGGTTTTGTCATCAATCTATTTGGTCTGTAATCCAAATAACTTAAATCACCTAATAATTCATTTGTTCTTTTTGGTAACATTTCACCTAAAAATGGTAGACCTGTAATTGCACCCATTGCTTTTTCTGCTACAAACGGTATTGCTCGTTGAATACCAAATGATATAGGAAAGTTTTCTGCGTAATCTTTTGGATTAGTGCGCATGTACATACCCATCATTTTTCTATATGGTTCGTTATATAATGCTTCAAACGCTGCAGCTTTATCCGATCCCATAATGCCAATACTACCACTTGGATTAATTCTTGCACCAACAGCCTTTGCTGCTTGTTTTTTTAAATTTTCTCTAAATCTTGTAAAATCTTTTCTATCCGCTGTGTTCGGATTGAAGCTTGTCATGAATTTACGCTCTTCAGCTGCACGCTCATCACGTGCAGCCTTTTGAGCTTCAAAGTATTTTCTTTGTCTGTCAACAAAAGGTTTCATTAACCACCTATCATTGACTGTAGGACAACAAGAACAATTACGGCTACTATACCAGCTTTAATCCAGTCTTTCATACCCCAATCACTCCATTCTTTTAAATGTGCCCATAGGTCTTGCAATAATTTCATATTACCTCCTAGTGTATTGTTACGGGAGCGTCTAAATCGACCCCATAACCGTTTAAATAATCGAAGGACTCTACAACAGATTGAAAGATAAAGGAAGTATGTTCCTCACCTAAAGTTTCAACATAATGTTGTCTAGTTACAGCTAATAAAGCAGCACACACCAATAGTTTATCTTCAGATCTTTTAGATAAAGCTTTTGCAAGTTCATCTATTTCTTGCATAGAATCACTGATCTTCTTGACTTTGTTTATTTCGTCTGACATTTCTCCTCACTGTTGGTTCATTTTTCATAGCTTCTTTTGTCAAAGAAACATTTTCTTTTAAATTACTCAAAGCATTTTTTGCAGCTCTATCATCAATACGATCAGCTGTTTCCATTAATTTAATAGTAGTGTCAGCTTCTATCTTATCACGATCCATGTCAAGTCTAGCTGCATTCATAACTGTTTTAGTTTGCATGTCTTGTTGACGAGACATAACTTCTGCTGCGCGCAAATCAATTTCTTGTTGTTTTAGTTTAACAAGTGGATCTTGTTGCTCACGTTTGGTTCTTTCTTCCTCATCACGTGCTAATTGAGTTGTTATTTCAGCTTCAATTTTTGCAATTGCATTTGCTTTTTCAATAGCAATTTGTTGTGCTTGCATTTGTAATTGTTGCATCATTTGAGGATTCATTTGACTTTGTTGCATTGCCATTTGTAATTTTTGTTCTTGTTCAGCAAATTGTTTTTGTACTTGCATACCAGCCATTGCTGCAATGTGCTCTGACATATGCGCTTGTAACATAGCATACAATGGTGGATTGATTTGAACCATTCTTGTAAACATAAACTCAGCATGTGCTTTCATATGCGCTTGATGATCCTGTTGTGGAAATACTTTTAATGGTTTACTTTTCATAGCCATTGCGTTTTCTACAGCTGGACTCATTGGTGCTGGTTGATTTTGATCTGGTTTTAATATGGCATCAATATTATCAACACCCATTGCTTGATACATACGTCTGTATGCTTCACGAATATTATGTAATGCTGGATTAGATTGCGCTAATTGTAATTGTTGTTGAGCCAACATAACACGTTGTGACATGGAAAATATATTAGGATCACTAACGGGTATAATGTCAACACGATCATCAAAGTCAGCTTGTTTAATCATTCTGTTACCACCAATAATCTGATATGGATACGATGGTGGTGTAAACATTTTGATTGAACTTGCTAATAATTTAAACTCTTTTCTTTGAGAAAAGTGTAATCTTTTTTGTATTGCACTCATGACTTTTGTGCCACGTTCTAGTAATGCTAATGTTGTGCCAACAGGATTCTGTTCATTACCTTCACCCATTTTCATATCAGCAATTGCTGCAAAAGATTTACCTGCATCAACGGCAAAACCTAGTAATGCAAATAAAACTTGTGATGGTTCTTTGTATGGTAATGGTAACAAAGACTCTTTGATAGATTGTCCTGTTACATCGACATCTCTGAACTCACCTGGTTGTAAAGGTTCATCATGGTCACGTATACGCATACCACGTGCTTTGAAACCTGCTGGTAGATTGGCAAGAGTACCTGCATCAATTAACTGTCGCAAAACACTTGTTGCAGTTCTTGACAATCCACCTAACATGTGAATTAAGCCAAATCCATAAAAGCCTAACCCTGGGAGGAACTTGTAATGTACAAAGTATTGTTTCTTTTTAAAATTAGGATCGTTTGGTTCATAGTTTCTTCTAATAGATAAAATTTTAGATGAGTATTGATCTATAGTAACCACGTAAGGAAGTTTTACACCAGATGTATCTTCAAACTCAGGAACGTCTGCATCGACATGCATTTCTAAAATTACATGTTCATCATCATCGCTTGATGAAGTTGCACCATCTAATTCATTTATTTTTTCCTGCACATCATCATCAGTGCTTACTGATCCTGATGTGATTGGTATGTCACGATAAAATCCAGACACTTGTAATTTTTTTAATTCATTAGCTGACATTTTCACAATGTGCGTAATTCTTTCTGCGTGTTCCAAATCTGTAGCTGCATAATTTATTACACAGTCTTCACTTGACACAAACTTTGCAACGCAACGTTTTAATATTTGATCGTAGTAAACTTTTTTAAATGCAGAACCTGATAATGGTAAATAGAATAATAGTTGATCCATCTCTGGGTCATACTCTTCCATCACATTTAAAATGTAATAGTTCATGTATTCTTTTACACGTTCTGCTTGTTGTTCTATCATTGGATTAGCTTCACCAACTATTTGTGTGCGAACGGGGCCGCTTGGGGGGAGGAGTTCCTTATAAGCTTGGGCTTGAAACTGTGTTACAGATTCTGCCAATAAGGGATGTACGACCCCTGACGCACCTTCGAAAGGTTGTGTTCGGTTTTCATATTTGAATCCTAACATATCGAGCCCTTTGATATAGGTATCTTCCCAATCTTTACGTGACTCTCTATCCCCTTCGAAATTATCTACCAAGTCTGTAGCAAACTTGGTTAACTTGTCATCATCAATGTATTCTGCTAAATTTGCATCAAAAGGAATTTGTGATTGATCTATTGGCTGTTCGCCAGCAATCTCTGCACTTCCATCTTCTTGTATTTCAAAACCGTCAAAGGTTACATTTTTTTCAAATTGTATTTCTTCACCTAATGGTTCAATATCCAACGCTTTTTCTACAGCGTCCATTGCTTTCTCTATTTGATTCTTTGTTTTATCTACCATTTACTATTCCACCCTTTGCATACGCAGAAAAACTACTTCCTACGTTTTTATTATCTTTAAGATTTAACATTTTGACTTGCCCAAAAACTCTTCCCTGATCATCCTTTATAACAGTATTTAACAAATTTGCACCTGTTTTTTTAGATGCTTCTTTCAAAGCACCATTGAGTATAGGACCATACGCAGCGACATTACCTTGGTAATCTCTACCACCTGGTGATAAGTTACGGTTTTTTATTGCAGGTGTTGAAAACGCTACACCATCATAGTCACCATCTTTTGCTACACGTACTAAATACTTTGCAACAAACTCCATGTATTCTTTTGATGTTTGAAAAGGACCCATGGCAACATCACCACCTTGTTTACCCTCTTTAGTCATAGACTCAGCAATAATAACTCTAATTTTCTCACGTTCTTGTCTTAATTTAGGTAGTGCAGGTGATCTAGGATTTGTAGCTAATAAATTTTCTATTTTAAGATTTATTAGATCTAATTGTTGTTTGTTTGCTGCCAACTCTGGTGGAGGTGGCATATCTTGACGGTATGCATAACTTTGAGAACGATCAGGTTTACTTCCTGTAATTTTAGCTTCTCTAAGTGCACGTTGTATTGGTTGATGCATATCTGATTGTATTTCTTCTACAAACATTAGTCTTCTACCAAACTCATCTGTTCTATCTGACACACGTGCGTGAACAATACCACCAGCTCTTTGCGATGATGTTAATCCAAAATCATGTGCGTAAGTGTATGTTGGTTCGCCAGTTCTAAGTTTGCCTGGTTCATACTTAAACAAAAATTCACGGTAATTATCGCCACCTGGCAATGTTTGTTGTCCTGCATAGTTAGGTCTACGTGCAACATCTTCTGGTTTTAGGCCAACACCACGTCTATCAAGTGCTGCTGCTAAATTTATCAATGGCTCACGAACTTTGAAAGGTATTGGTGAAGTTAACGCCACACCTTCATTCAAAGCGCTTTTGATACCAAAAACTTTTTGCATGTATTGATCTACATTTGCTGCAACTTTATCCAAAGCTTGTTGATTTATCTTTTCTTCACGAATTATGCCTGGCAATGAGTCACGAAGGTAGGATAAAAAGCCTCCTACACGTGGATCTTCAGCTTTTGGGTCTACTTTTTGTAATTTTTTGACCATATTTGCCAAAATACCTCTAGATCCCGGTTGTCCAAGGGCCAAGACGTCCAATTTTGGTGAAATTTCATCAAATTCCTTAATTATATCGGCTTTTGTAAAGGTTTTTGTGCCTTGTGACTGTAAAAAAGGCCCAAGCGATGTGTCTGAAAGCTCAGATTTCTTAATTCCTTTAGCATTTAAGTAGTTTAACCACCTATCTGCCGACATTTTCTCCATTGGAGCGTCAAGTAACGCCTCTCTGGACTTGTAAAATAGTGCTGGAGTGT